GCCGGGGCTGCCGCCGGGGAGACCGGGCTCGGGGTCGAAGCTTGGATCTGCTGGCTCATAGCTACCCGAGTAAGTTAATTCTTCCGCAAGGTGATCAAACGTCCTGTAAAGGAGCGGTGTGATATTCAGTCTAGGATCAGCCGCTAGGGGTTGATCAGGCGCAAGAGGATGCGGAGACTGCAACATCTGGTTTAATAATACCAGGAATTGCTGCATTGCTGACTGAACTTGTCCGACCATTCTGAAAGGAAATCCTTTCAACATTTCGGCTCGTTCAGCTTCATTTTTATCAGGGAAAAGATATTTAAGCGCTTCCACGCTCTCAACACCTAATTCCTGCATATTCCGCACCACCATTGACTTCTGAAGAACGTCGTAAGCGGTATCCTCGTAAACATCGCCTTGATAGCGATACGAGACTGAGCGATCGCCATCTTCCGGAAGACCGATGACGCCGCGTGGAACTTTATTTTCTGATAATGCTTTTTTAATTTCTTCGTCAAGTTTCATATCAAATCGCGCTAACGCTTTTTGATATTTTTCGACAGATTCAGTGTCAGGTTGTTGCGGTTGTTTTGGTTCTTTAAGACCAGAAGCCGCAATAAACGACTCCCGGAAAATGACTTCTTGATGGTAAATCATCATTTCCAACAACTTACAGAATCCGTAAGTCAGGAAACTCTTATTCTTTCGAGTAGCCGTGGCCTGAGCCCGACCCATTAAACCTTTAATTTCCGTTGCAGTCGCACCTGCCGAAATAGAGATTTCATCCACACCGCCTAAAGCTGTGCGAATTTCCTCCCTAAGCAAGAGTGCATAACGGTTCATATCCCCACTAATCGGGTCGGGCGTCATGTACCCGACACGATCAGAAGGTTCGACGTTGGCAATAATCCTAGGAACCCTAAGACCACCACCCATAGCCGAACCAAACGGCTCACTCACGCGAGTCGAAGGAGTATCACGACCAGCAAAACCGCTCTGAGAGCTAATTGTTGGCCTGAAAGCACTACCCGCATCAGAAGCCTCGACCAGATCCGATCGAGGGCGGCTAGAAATCAGAGTCGGGTTACCGAAAAATTCAATATTCTTAGAAATATTTTGAATCATGTTGTTATGGAGCACAATTTGCTCCATAAACGGATCGAAGTCACCTTCGCCTTCCGTTCCACTCGCGTTAGGTTTGTTTAAAACTTCAACTGCTGGAACAAAACCAAGGGGATTTGGTCTGGTTTTGCGTGGTGTTAAGGTCGCTGTTGCTTCTAAGTCAAAACTAAGCTCAGTGTCGGCTTCGACCTCGCTAATTTCATCAGCCGTGATGGCTAAACGGACATAGCGTTTGTTTTGGCCGTAAGTGTCACCAGGAAGACCTAAAGTTTGATTCTTAACTTTATAGTCGTACAGAATAACAACTTCTTCAATTTGACCATTCACATCGTGGTAAACACGATACTGTTTCTTATTGAAAAAATAGATCTGATACTTTAATTTCTGATCTGGTCGGAAGTAGAAAAGTCCGCAGCCGTCGATCAGAAAATTACGAATGATCGCAGGAAAACGAATATCGAGCTTGTTAAGCTCAATAACGTCAGCTATAAAACGAGTTCGACTTTTGTAAGTGTCTTGATCACAATAAAAAGACAAACCCTTCTTAATCATCAGAAGGGTCATCTGTTGGAGGTGGCTCAATACCACCATCGTTGCAGCTTGGCTGGAGCGATCTTGAGTTCGGGCAGCCTCTAAGATCTCTTCAAACTGAGTGCGGATTTCTGTAGAGGCTGTCATCTAGTGAAATTACTTCTTTTCTTTGAATTTGCGGGCTTTTTCCTTGGCTCGCTTCTTAGTCTCCATCTTAGCCTCATCGCCACTGGGGGCTTTCCTTTTTTCACGCTCTTCTTGAAACTTGGCTAAGACCTCAGAAGGCATTTTGTTATCAGCCATCGGGAAGGAGATAATTACGAACTCTTTCTATTTTAAGGGTACCTTGCGGAAGTTTATCGATTGGGTACGACGTAATTAAATGATCTACTCGACCTAGCATGTCTGTGTTTCCCTCCTCAGGCTCAAATTCGTCACAGAGCTTTTGAACTTCTGGACGATCCCAGATGTAATACTCAGCAATAGACCTAAGTTTAGTTTTGCGCTTGTCAGCATCACCCATCCAGCTCAAGTGCCACCCTGCATCCCGGTCACCGACATAAAAATTATTTGTAGAGGCTCGTAGCGAGGACAACGTTCCAAAATCTCGAAGTTGTCCCACCGTGGACGCAGTGCCGCAACGCCAATCGAACAACTCGCCTTTAGGTGAAACAAGCTGGCGGTCAGCACGTCCGTAGTGCATAGACATACTCATACGAACAACTTTGTCTTTATGTTCGTCTACTGCTTTTTTGATTTCATCTATTTTTTCAGGGTTGGTGATCTCATCACAATCTGAACAAATAAAATAAGTGTCATCCGGCATCATGAAGAGACCGACACTTAAAGCATCACGTTGACCTCGCTCACGCACCCAAGGGTCGGGAGCTTCTTCGTATGAAGGAAGCTCCACATGGAGAACCTGAACTTTGTCGTCGGGGATACCAAGCTCTTTAAGTGTTTCTACACACGTAAACTCTTTTGGCTCACCTCGATGGGTGTAATTTGCGTCGGTTATCAGGAACCCATCTACGTGGTCCCGCAATGTATTTATGCGCAGCTCTAAAATTTCCCGCTCATTAAAATACGGAAAGCAGTCGATTAGCACAACGATCAGCCGAGATAGCAGTATATTAACTCAATCTTCGGGTCCAACAACCGCACTCATGCGCTCTTTGGATTTTTTTATCAAGTAATTTTTAGTTTCTTCGGCGTTTACATCCACGCCGGGATCAAACTGCTCGTCCGTGGCAGACGAAGACATACCAGTCGGAGCTTCAGGAGAGTTAACTTCAGAATTTAAATTATTTTGAACTTCGGTTCCGTAAGTATCCCCAGGCTCTCTATCTCGACGCCTTTGCTGATTAGCAGCCGAAACCGCTTGGTCATAGCGCTTAGACAGTTCATCTCCATACGAAGCAAAGTCAGCCATGATCAGTAGAGAACGAATAAGCCAGGTAAGTTACCGCTGATAACAGCAGTACAAGAAATCGGGAACAATTGATTACCCTGAAGTTCGATAGCAGTCGCCTGTTGACCAGGTGCGTCGGCTAACTCAACAGTCAAATAACCCTTGTTTTGATTCGGATCTGCTTCTACGAAAAGACCTCGACAAGCAGGAAAATTTATTTGTTGCATATTCCCTGATAGCGACACTCCAAAACCACTTGCATAGGGGAGAGTAGCTGTCTGACCAAAGTACCCGCCAAAAGCGCGAACGTTCATTTTTTTAAGCCTTTCTATCAGTCTACTTTACTTAATTCAATTAGCTTCTTTAAATACCACTCTGCTTTTTTGAGGTCTTCCACGCCGTTTTTATGCTTAAACCGCCAGAGATACTTGAAGCAAGATAACTGGCAAAAATTCTTGGTAGCTTCTGCGCCAGCGGCTGACAGCATTGCATCGATGCACTCAATATCACCCTTGTTATAGTGATCAGGGTGATTAACACTATCCTTGCTACTAGCTGGAGTGAAAACTAAGTCAAACTCTGGTCGATCACTAAAGCAGATAGTGTCGTCGCAAGCGCTAGAAAAGAAAGCCACGTCAGTATGCGAACATTGAGTCCGTGTCAATGATACCTTCTTTTTTAAGAAGTGCAGGAGAGTATTTAAGATCCATGTGTTCAACAAGCGCATAATCAGGAATCCGTAATTTATCTTTGTCCTTAACAACAGGGACAACACGGCGGTGCTCCTGTTCCGGGAGTAAATCTTCAAAAGCTAAACCCATAGAAGATCTATCTGCAATGGGCCAGTTACGTTTACCCGTCAAAAAATAACTCTTGTATGGATCACAGCTATCGCTAGTTACATACTTGTCAGCTTGCTCTTGATCCAGAATCATCAACCCTCCGTAAGGGTTACCTAAAGATACAAAGCCCACGACCTCATCATCAGTCGGGGCCAAAACAAACTGGCCTTTGTGAGGTACATCGCCCCAGCATTTTTCTGTCGGCCCTAATAAATTCCATTTTCTGTAGTTATCGAAAGGTATTTTCTTGTCACCTACACGTTCAAAACGACAGAATCCAGGCTCAAGATTCAAGCGTTTAAGTTTATCTTTATATCTAATCCAATAATCAAAATGCTCAACACCAAATAACATATCGTTTTCTGAGTACATATAATAATCAAAAGCTTTAATATCTACTTTATTTTTCAAACTGTTCTTATGTGCCCAGCATAAATAGTACCCTTCGTACTCTGGAGAGGCGACAGTGAACGAAACGGTATTTAAACGTATGTGAGAACCAACAATTAAGCTAAATTCGTCTAAATCTCTCCTGTGATCAGAATCGATGAAAATTTCAACCTCACACTTAAGAGGCAAGGTCTCGTAACCTTTTAAAACTTTTAAGGTGGTCTCAACCCGACTAAGAGGGTCGTGTGCTGTAAGAGCTATATAAATACTTTCCATCAGTACTCAAGAGAAAAATTGCCTCGACGTTGCAAGAAAGTCATAAGGTGAGTATATGCGTCCAGTAGATCATCGTGGGACGTCGCACCAATATTAATTAACTGATCGATTAAGGCATCAAACTTTCTGTATTTATTAAATGTTACTTTTTTGTTCTCAAGAAGGCCCAAAGTACCTCTAAAACGAGCCACTTTGTCTCCTCTGAAACCTTTTACCTCGTGGATGTGTATGTTGCCCAAACCACGTTCGTTCAAAAGGACTCGCCGCAAATCAGCAGCTAGTGAAGCTTGGTACGCAACAGCTTCGACAACTAATGTAACAGTTGAATACGTAGGGAAATACTGATCATCCTGTAACGCTAAGATGCCCCATTCGACAAGCATGTCACACAGCATATCGATCTTCTCCAAGTTACCAATAGACCTGACCTGGTGAGCATCGATTATGTAGTATTTGTCGCCCAGCCTGCCCCCTAAAACAAACGCTGTATAGTCAGAAGTTTCATTCTTACTGGCTGAAAGATCGATACCAACGGCTAGGGAATCAAACTCAGTCTCTACTTCTCCCTTAATAATCAGATCTGGTGAAAGAACCAGATCAGAAGTCATGACTGGTTGTTGCTGATACTGATAAGCGAAAGCGACTGGATCTAATTCTTTTTGACCTAACAAATAATCAACGGACCACTGTTCTGGCCAGTAACTAACAGGCTCCCCAGAGTTGTTATAAGTAAGGGCTTCCTGGACAACTTGCTTCCAGCCTTTTTGCGGAATAAACATAGTTTTATGAATATCGAGCGGGTGGAAGCGAGTGCCCAAACAGATAGAGCGACCACCCTCGAAAATAATGGGAGCAATCACAGAACTCCAATTAGAGTTCTGCTCTTCACGAATTGCCGGATTGCGTATATCTGTACTACTTTTAATCGGGTCATCGACGATACAATTTAACACAACAAACCCTTCAGTTATATAGTTATGGCTAGCATGATCTACTTCGAGATCATACACGAAGTCCTCTCTATTGCTATATAACTCAACAGAGGAAATGGACTCGGTAATCCACATTTGTCCGTTATCTGATGATGAGCTACATGACACTGGCGACATAAGGTTATTAAATTGTTTAGGGTATTGTTGGTTCTCTTGTGATCTATGTGGTGTACACACAGATTTGTGCGTAGGAACCCATTTTTTAACTGTTGCATCTTCTCCTCGCCACCGCAGCCTGTACAGGTGTAGTTGTCCCTGATTAAAACTTGAGGGCGAAGAGTTCGAAAATTGTTCGTATCGCAGCCGTGACGATAGTTGCTGTTCCCTGAACCTTGCATTCGAGCTGAGTGCAGTTTGTCTGCACACCCTCTCGAGCAGCATTTGGTTAGATGCGAAAGGGGCTTGAAAGGTTTTGTGCAGTACATGCACGGAATTTTGTTCAAAATTGTTCTTTTCTTTCCCGCACACTGAGGGCTGCAACATATTTCCGAAGGCTTCTTGTGCAACCTCTGTTTTAAAAGACGTGAAGTTACACTGAACTTTTTTTGGCAAGAAGGGCAAATTAAGTTGACTTGAAACGAACCTGTTTTTTTGTAACAGGTTTCGCAAATACGCTGTGTTTTTTTCTTGGTGTTTCCGCAAGCAAGGCAATGAGGAATTTTGTAACCTGCTGGATAATCGCACAAGGGAATCCCCTTGATTAAGATCTCTCGCCCGTTTATACCCTCCCTCTGGCGTAACGAAAGGGTGCTCGGGAGTTGTGGAAATGCAACCTCCACTGCTTGTTTTAAGTTGAACAATTCCTTTGGCAAGACGTCGTGTAACTGCTGCCACGTCGCACCAGTCAAGGTTATCCGTGAGGTGGTTTCGGACTGCAATTCGGTACTCACGGGGGGTTTTGTAAATCTGCTCTATTTTACAATATCCTCGATCGGTAAGCACTTTGTTTTCACCGGTAAAACACAAATGAGCACGCTTAGAAGTAATCGATCCTCTCAAACCTGCCGCACGTAACGTAAATTCCTCATCACCAACACGAGGTATTCCAGCGTACTCAAAGTCAATAGACCAACCAATGTCACTCTGCATACCAGGTTTAAGCCTACAAGTCGGAAAGATTTTTTTAAAAGTCGCACTATCAACAATTTGTTTGATAATTCTGCTTTTTGGTATAGCCGTAGCAACGTTATAAGACACATAGATAATCTGCAAAGGTCTACGTGCTGCGGTATGACGACCGATACACCAAGCAGTAAACAAATTCAAACAAGTTGATTTAGCCGAATTATTACTCACGACATAATTCTTAATAAGAAAGCGGTGCTGCGGATTATCTACTTCAATGCAACGCACAGAAGAGCGTCCAACAGATCGAATGTCTACGATAGATCTAACATTTGTGCTGTTAGATCGCTGAGGTGCAGGACCTAGGTAAGTGCTTGCTTTCCGTTGACAGTGAAACGGCGCAACGCCTTCTGGCAGTCGAATTCCAATCCGATAAGCTAAATTTTTGCTGACAATTTTGACTTTGTTCCCTGCCTCATCAGTGGTGTAGTAGTGAGGGTAATAAGGCTTACCTGGCAAGGCAATACCACCTAACGATTGTACTAATTCAGTGACATCTTCAATCAACTGAGGACTTGAACTCCCAAACGCCAAGCCTCCAAAACCGGAATCACTTTTAGCTTTATTGTTCCGGTTCATTCGTGTTCCGTCGGTGTCCATCAAACCTTGCAAAAGAGCCGTGCGCTGCTCGATAGACCCCAGCAAATATTCTTTAGGGATGCTCTTTTCAAGAGCACCTTTACCCATCATTCCGAGATCTCGCAAATCCAGAACAATTTGTTTTCTAACACCTCCACGACGTCCGTCTATTATGGGAGCTTTACTGCCTTCAGTATGCTGAATAATGTAGGAATACTTTCTTGACTCATAAGAACGCTCGACAACTACCAAGTCGCTGCTTAGTTCTGCATTCACTCGCTCAATAATATCGACATCCTCAGTGGTGATGGTGATATTGGTTTTGTCTGTAAGTCCTCCGTCTCCTAGAAGAACACCAACGATATAAGGACTGACTTTGAAATTGCGATGAGGATATTTCACAGGCTCTGTAACGGGAACCTGGTATCGAGAATTTCCCCGCGTATCCAACCAAGGTTTTTCGCCGGGTGTAGCCATCCGTGTGGTCCGCTTAACCCCTGTACGCCAATTACCAGAAACTCCCGTTGTTACAAAACAGCGCAACTCCTGAAGAGTTCTCGTTTTAAAGGTTCCTTTCACATCTGTGCCCATTCTCCGGCAATCGATTTTGTGCGAGTCGTCGCAGCGCATGGTCGTCCCATCGCTAAAAACAACTTCAAAAAGTTCAGTTTCTTCGTAATCAAGGGTGTTTACCACCGTGGTGGATGACCCATCGTCACCGTAAACTGTGTCACCGATTTCAATAGCGTGAAGCGGCGTCCAACCCGTCGGAGTTGCTACAAGTGTGTTTGGATCTAGGGGACCGCGTGGACTCAAAATATCTGTATTAGGACCTGCAATATCAAGTAAATACCTATTGCTTTCTCCCGTTATAAGTTCTCTATGCCACTGAAGCATATGCTGAGCAGGAGGTTTATCCATAAGCGTACAAAAGGTTGCAAAGTCACTCTGTGCGCGTGTAAAAACATTATCAATTACACCCTCAGAACCACCGTCTTCTAGGGCTCTCTGCGCCCTAAGTTTCAAAGCGCGCCTGTAAGCAAAGGTCTCTCTACTAGGCATTATTTAAAAGTGTCCGTATACTGTTATTGAATTCTACATCTGCATGTCAAAGATTCTTTGGTTCGGAGACGCGGTCTCTAATACAGGATTTGCTCGTGTAACACATAGCGTATTAGAACACCTGTGTAAGGATAATGAAGTAGTTGTTTACGGAATTAATTATACGGGAGATCCACACGGCTATCCCTTTAAAATTTACCCTGCCGCCGCACACAACCCTCAAGATCGCTTTGGTATCGGAAGAATTCAGCAAATCGTAGAGCAAGAAAAACCCGATTTCTTTTTCTGTTTAAACGATATTTGGATAGTTAATCAAGTTTGGGAGAGGATTCACCTTCTTCGCGACGCTCTCAAGTTTAAATTTATTGCTTACTTCCCAACGGACTCAGAGTGGTATCCACTCTCTATGCTTCGATATATTAAAGATTGGGACTTTGCAATCACATTTACAATCGAACAAGCTCAGAGATTGATGGCTCACGGGATTCAGCCTAAGATGACGGGCGTCATTCCCCACGGATTAGATCAGAGTAAGTTTTACGAGATCGATAAAGAAGTTGCTAGGAATAAGCTCGGGCTTCCTTTGGATAAATTTATTGTATTTAACGGGAATAGAAATCAACCGCGCAAGCTGATCGACCAGACGATTAAAGCTTTTGCAGAATTTGCTAAAGGCAAGAATGATGTTCTTCTCTACTTAAATATGGGAGAAAAGGATCTTGGTTGGGCGGTGAAAGAACTATTTGAAACTGAGATGCGTCGACGAGGCGAAGACCCGACGGCCAAACTAGCACTGACTCCGAACATGAACTATATGTCGGCACCGCCCGACGAGCAGCTCAACCTTATATACAACGCAACTGACGTTGGTATTAACACTGCAAACGGTGAAGGATGGGGCCTTGTTCCGTTCGAACACGCTCTGTGCCGAAAGCCTCAGATTGTTCCTGCCCACACATCGTGTAAGGACATCTGGAAAAACAAAGGCTTACTCATCGATGTTGCTGCCTGGATCACTGATAAAGATTTAGGGGTAGAGCGCGGCATTATTGACTACAAGCATGCAGCACAACTTCTACAGGAACTTTACGAAGATGAGACGTACCGCAAGCACGTGGCTGACGCTTGTTACGAGGTAACTCAAAATCCTTCCTACCGCTGGGATAAGGTAGCCGAAGGTTTTAATAAAGCAATGGAGATTCTGGCATGACCACTCAGCACGTACGTCACAACGCAGCTCTCAGTTATCTAGAGCATCCAGTAAACATTCGACCAGCAACCGGTTATCCAAACGTTTATCAACAAGCTCAAGATATCGGGGGCGAGTTCACTCGAATTCGATGGGGTTTGCCTGACCAGGCGATTGCCAACTTCAGCCCTTGCTTGCTAAATCACAAAGGTCACAGACTTCTCTCTTTCCGCAGTCAACCGGAGCCTTTTGTCTTCCGTCACGATCAAAAGTACTTCTATTACAACAACACTCCCACAGAAATTTACGTGGGTGAGTTGGTGTCTTATGACACTGTTGTCGGTGCTAAAAAGATCAGAAGCGGTCGACACCGCCTCAGCTACGAAGACGCTCGACTGTTTAGAGCACCAGACGATGAACTTTACATTCAGTTCATAACTAGCTCTTACGCGAGTAAATGGGATTCATCTAATCACTTACTTGTAAATCAACCCAAGGTTTGCGTGGGCAAACTTGACGAGTTTGGCGAAGCCAAAGACTGTGTTTACCCGCCAGCCGGTCAAAATCTAGTAAGAAACAAAGCAGAAAAGAACTGGTGCTTCTTTACAGAAGGCGAGAATCTCAGACTGCTTTATTCAACAATCCCAATCGTTATTAAAACTCCTGGCAAACCTGACAAAACAATCGACTCAAGCTCTCTTAAATCGGTTGTCAGCGATTACCCAACATTTAATTCTACAGCTCCGATCAAGATTGGTGACGAGTGGCTTGTATTTTTTCACTGGAAATACATGGCTTATGACTCTAATAAACAAACCACGTACCTTCTGTATCACTTAGGTGCCTACACACTAGATGAAAATATGACCAAAATCACTCGTCAGTGCACAGAAGCATTGTTTAGTGGGTCCACGGAAGATCAATTGATCTGGTGGACAGACTGTGTGGGCATGCCGGTATCAAAACAACCCGCTTGCATCCTGCCATTTGGCGGAGAATATATCGAAGAAGACGACACGATTGAACTAGCTTTAGGAGTAAATGATTCCTTTATGGGTATCTTTAAGTGTCCGCTAGTTAACATTCTTGGTTTACTGGAGCCGGTAAAATGATGACTAATTCTTACAAGCAACAACGCTACGAACGTTTATCTGAAGTACTCGATGAATATATCGCGTGCTCTGGTGACGAATGCGGAATGGATTTTTTTATAAGAGACGTAAAGAAAGCACTATTAGATATGCGGTGTTATCACGAAAAAGTGACGGACGATTGCGTTCTCTTAACGGATTTACTCGGCGGTTAAGATTTTTCTTCGCGCTCGATAGTAGACCAGACCACCAGCGATGCCTCTTCCAAAAGATCTGCCATCGTTGGTGCGTCTTCAAAACTATTCATTAGCTCACGTAAACAACGATCCGCACCGGCAAGTAAAAGACCACGGCGATCAACGCCATCTGTAAGCTGTCTGACCGCTTGAATGTGCGAGCGAAGTTCTTTTTGAAGTACCGAGATTTTCGTAGCTGCCGTGGCATGATCAAGCATCCCATTCAAAGTCATCTGACGCACGTTGTCGATATCAATTTTTAACGAATCGATCTCGATTAATAAGACCTTTCGAAGGTCTTGTTTAGGGTACTTTTCTTGGATCCAAGCGGTTAAATCAGCAATAGAACCGTCAAAGCCTGGGCGCAAAAATCTTGCGTAAAGATAAGACTCGATAACAGAAGTGCTGTTCTTTATGTAGTGAAGAAAAGCGTCTTTTTGAGTTTTATCTAAAGACTGTAGCCACGCGGCTACGGTTGTTTCGGCTTCGGTTTGAATCATCCGAAGTACCGTTGGCCTGCTAAAGCAATACCCATAGCATTGTTTCGCAGATCTTTTGTCGCAGCAGCGTTAGCCCGTAAACGAGAAATATCACTTTCTGTCTTAGCCTTATTCATTGTCAGATTGCCAATAAGCTGCTGATCTAATTGAGCCATTGCAATATCACCTTTCTGGCGACCTAAAGCAAGTTGTCCAGCAATGTTCTGTGCTCCGGTAGCCAGATTTCCCTCAGTTGCAGCCCGAGTAAGGAATGCTTGGCCTAAATTCTGAGCATATTGCTGAGCTATGTTAAGCCCAGCGGCCTCTTGCATTGCTTTGAGACCCAGATTGGTATCTGCAAGACTTTTTTGAAGAGATATATCACCTTGTAAAGCGGCAGTACCAGCAGTAGAAGCGGCTTGGGGGTTTATCAAAGATAGGGCTACACGGCCCTGAGTTCCTGTATTGGCTAAATCATACTGACCTTTAGTAGCTTGTTGTTGTACATCAAACTTACCAGCAGTAGCTTCCTTGATTTCTGCGCCTCTTGACAAATCGGAAATCTGAGCCCGATTTATTGCGCCAGCTAAAATATCTCGACCGGAACCGGCAAGAGTTGAACCAAGTAAACCAAGAGCACCAGCTTGACTACCTAAGACAGAACCATAACGAGTTCCAGCTAATGTAATGGGCGCATTCTCCACAGCCGCCCGAGCACCATAAAGTGCAAAATAATCAGCAGGTGTGGCACCCCCACTGCTACCAGAAGATCCGCTGGAAGATCTGCTGGAAGATCCGCCCCCAAAAAGACCCCCTAAAGCCGAACCTATCCCACCACCAACAGTGGCTC